CAGTCGGCCCATACCGGCATGCCGTAGCTGTCGAGCTGTTCCTCGTTGCCGCGCAGCGTACCGGCGCCGACACCGGGGCCGATCAGTTGCGTGACCAGAGGAATGTTTATTTCCTTGCCGTCTGCGGCAAGGTCTTTCATCCGCACGATCGGCGAAGTCGAGTCGGCCCCCATGAAGGGGTCGAACCGTGACGAACGCAGGAAATCGGTCGCGGCGTCCCGGCGGAATTTTATCAGTTCATTGTTGACGTGGTTTGCGGTGAGAGCCATGTGGCATCCCTTTCACAGGACGAACCGACGGCTCCGCGCGCCCACAAATGAAAAAACCAGCCGCGAGGCTGGTTCGGACATCTGCGAGAAACGTGAAACGATCAGTTCGTGGTTGAGGTCCAGAGGTCGTCGTCAGACAGGTCTTGCTGCGACGCCCTCAATGCAGCGCTCGAACGGCTGACGCCGTTCAACGATGGAGCCAGCAGGGGACGGCCATTGGACTGATTGCCCTGTGCTTCGGTTCGCCACGCTTCCATGGCGCGCTTGCGAAACTCAGGGTCTGCGAGATTTTCGTCACTGATCTTTTTGCGATAAGCAGTGAGATCGTTGCCGACCTCGTGCTTCATCTTGAGCTCGCGAAACCAACCGATCAGCGTTTCACCAGGGTCGGCGGCTTGCTGCATGCGCGCCCGCAGTGCGGGATCGACAAGTTGCTGTGCCGCCGCATAGGCCTGATCAAACTCCTGAGGGTTAGCCTTGCGAGCCGCATGAAGACTGAACTCCCGGCGTTCATTGACCAAGCGTTCCTCGAAACGCTTTTCCATGAACTCGCGGTAGCCGCGGGGATCGAGCAACGGATCCGGCTCCGGCGGCGGTTCAGTAGGCTTTTCCAGTTGCGCCAGGCGGCGCCGGAATTCCTGCTGTTCGTAGGCCAGACGATCGCGTTCCTGTTTGAAGGCGTCCCGCTCGGCTTGCGCCGCGCGGCGTTCTTCGGTGATCTCCTTGAGCCGCCATGACGGCACCATTTGCGCATCGTCATCGACAGCGGGTTTTGCCGCGGTGTCGACTTGCTCCGGCTTGCCGTCCGGTTTGGGTTCGCTCTTCGGTACAGGCTGTGGCTCCGGCTCCGGGGGTGGTGGTGGAGGAGTTGGTTCCGGCGCCGGTGGATCAATTGCCTGATCGAACAGACTGTCTTCAGTGATCGTGACATCATCAGCCATTGGGTACATCCCTTTCGTCCCGCGTATCGCTGCGGCGCGTTGCTCTGTTATCGCTGTGGCAAGCGTTTGCCCCTTGTCGCCCGGGCTGGCGTCGAGCCTGTGTCGGCGGCTCGTCCGAACTATTCGATGCCGGTCGCGGCGCTCTCTTCGGCCTGCGCCATCTCTTGCTGGTGGGCGTCGGCGGCGATCTTCATTTCGGCCTGCGCCTTGATGTGGGCGATGGCGATCTCGGCAGACGCTTTCATGCGCTCGATCATCATCTCGTTCTGCGCCATCATGCGCTGGCACATCGCCTCGTGCGCCGCCTCGGCATGGCTGGCCTGGGCGTCGAGCTGCTGCTGGCGAACCTGGTTCTGGTAGTCGCGATCGGCCTGCTGCTGCTTCAGCACCGCGTCCTGCTGCTTCTCAATCGCCTCGCGCTGGGCCTTTTGCTGATCGAGCTGGGCGTCCAATTGCCGCGACTGGGCGTCGCCTTGGGCCTTGGCCTGGATCGCCATCATCTTCGGATCCGGCGGCGGCGGCTTGTTCTGCTGCTGCGTGATCTTGTCGATCATCGGTTTTTTGACACTGGCCGGCAGCGGCGCCAGCATGATGGCGATCTCGGGGAACTGCTGGACGAACTGCGGGCCGAGCGATTGCAGCACCTGCATGCTGTCGCCCTGCATGTTGATGGTGTCGGGGCCTTCATCGATGATGATGTCGACGTCCAAGCTGCCGAGGTCATTGACAATGTACGGCCGGCCGAATTGGTCGATCTGTAATTTATTCGCCTGGAAGAATGTCGCGACATTCTGGTCGTCGGTGACGCGCACCCAGCGCTCGGCCTTCCAATGTCTTTGGACAATGTTCCAGCAGTCGCGATAGACCCGAATTTTCCAATTCTTGTAGGCGGTGAGATACGGCCCGAGCTCGGCGATGCCGGCCTGCTGCAGCAACTGGATAGCGCGACCGCTGCTGTCCTCCAGCCCTTGCCCGATCAGCGCCGGGTTGGGACCGAAATTCTCGATCTCGTTTTTGGCTTCCTGCAGGAGCTCGAGCTGGCCCTTGAAGTCGTTGAGCGTGGTGGTGTCGGCCTCCATCTTCAGGCCGGGATTGATCTCGACCCAGCCGTCGGCCTTGGCCCATTCGCGGCGCGACACCTCGATGTCGTCGACCGCGCCCTTTTCCGAAATTACTTTTCGACTGTTCAACAAGTGCAGTGATTTCGACCGCCGGTGATTGATCTCGTCCTGCGGCGATTTCAGGTTGCGCGGATAGCCGTAGCGATCGCCATCGTGATCGACCGCCGCAGAGAACATCCGATAGCGCGGGAAGGTCTTGCCTTTTTCATCGATGAACGGGCTGTCGCCCCGCATCAGCATGATGCTACCGGCATACAGACACCAGCGCCACTTACCTTCCTTGATGTACCAGTGATCGATCAGGCGAAGCTTCTTTGCCGTGGTGTGCAGCCAGTTTTTCTCGCGATCGAAGTCGGTGACGTTGACCAGATCGCTGCCGGTCTCGGCCATATCGTCAATCAGGTGGGCCTTTTCCGGAACGATCTCCTTGACCTGTTCCTTGTCGCACCATTTCGCCACGCCCATGAACCGCGCGTCGGTAAATCCCTCGTCGTAGGATTTCGGATCGTAGAAAAACCCGTCGCCGTAGGTGATATGCAATTCCAGCGACGGATCGCCGACATCACCGGGCACCAGATCGTATTCGATGCCGGCCAGGCCATCGATCGCGGCGCCGCGGGCGATGCGCGAGCTCTTCGACGCCCAGTCGTTGCTGTCGAGCACATAACGCAGCACCGCAGTGGCGATCTCGGCGCCGGCATCGTGCTGGGGGGTGCGGGCAAACGCCTTGGGATCCTGGCGCAGGCGCTCGATCAGGCCGACCACCGCGTCGATCTTGCGAACGATGCGGTTTGAAGTGACCACCGGCTGTTTGCGCGCCCGCAAAACCGAAATTTCCTCCTTGGTCCACTGGTCGCCATGATAATAGTGGCGGCTCAGCAGCATCTCTTCGCCTTCGCCGGTCTTGGCGGCGGTAAATTCCTGGTATTGCCGGCGCAGAAACGCGATGTCGGTGTCGTCGTCATCGTCATCGTCGCGTTTATCAGGCCGTTGCCCATAGCTGCCGCCCCGCAGGGATTGCTGCGGTGCGTAGTCCTGATCGGCCATGATGTTTTGTCGTTAAATCTCGGCGTCGTCGTCTTTTTCGCCGAGTTCAACGTCCTGTTGTTCGTCAATCTCGTTCAAAGCAGCGATCGCATCGACATAATTTGCCGCCACGTTGAGGGGCTCTTCCTCATTGAGCCGCGACTTGATGGCTTCACTCAGCCATTCGAGAACACCCCGCTTCATGGCGAGAAACACTTTGCCCTCGTTGCTGTCCTCAAACGAAACTGTCATGTCACGGCGCTTACCCATGTCAGCTCCTACTTTCCCGGCTTGCCGTTGACCCAGCCATAGTCTCTGCGGCTCGGCGGCACCGTGCTGATATTTGGTGACGATGTGGGCGATGTCGATTGGATCACTGTCGGCCTCGTCGAATGCCAGAATGATGATCACGGCGGCACGGCGGTCACCGAAAGCGTGGTGCCGGCGGCGACGCCGAAATATTCCGGCCGCAGCGCCGGCAGCATGATGTCGTTCTGGCTGACGGTGCCGCTGTTGCGGATCACACAGTTCACCTCGCAGATCACCCGGATGTATTTGGTCTGGGTGCTGAACGGCAGCGAGCTTGCCCGCGTCACCGAAATATCCAACACCGGCTGAGTCACCAGCGCCGGCATGTTGGCGAACG